TGACGACAAGTCAGATGCTATGATTGATAAGGTTATGAAGCTTATTGACAAAATGGATAAGCTAAAAATCTTAGCACAGCTCAACGAGAAAGAAGAAGAACAGGACACCAAACCTGAAAAGAAAAAGATACTAAGACCAGAGGATTTGATACGTGGCAATTAATCAAGACTTAATAGATTCAGCTCTCGATAGATTTGAGAGAAAGCGTGTATGTGGAGAGATACAGGTTGAACTACCAACTCCTCCCCTATTCAGGCAGATTGCTAACTACGATAAAGAAAAGACTAAACAAAAGTTTGAATACGTAGATGTAGTAGAGGATTTTGATGATTTAGATGAAGATACACAAAGCGAGATTGCTGTTAGAGAATACGACAGGATTAAGAATGGATACTGGTTCTTTAATAACGGAAATCTAGAATATATCACAGGATACCACTACGCATTCCTAAACTATATGATTATTGATGGCGATAAGCCATTGTTCACAGATGCTCAACGTGATTTCTTTTATGTTTGGGATGCAGTAGAGAAAGACCCTTCTTGCTACGGATTGTGCTTAACTACACCACGCCGTTGGGGAAAAGGAGAGGTTTCTATAATCATAGCTTACCTAAGAACTATATTAGTGCAGTTCTCGCACTGCGGCATCCAGTCAAAGACTAACGATGCGGCTAAGGACTTATACTCAAAGCTGGTGCAGAGATGGCAACGTATGCCGTCATTCTTAAAGCCTATAGATGAGGGGGAGTCAAATCCAAAGTCTGCTCTCCGTTTCTTTGAGCCAGGAAAGAGAAGCACTAAAGCACAGAAGAAAGAATACTCAGTAGCCCTGAACTCCTGGATAGACTATGCGGCAACAGTAAAGACTGCATATGACGGTCAGAAGCTAAAGACTTACATATTCGATGAGGCTGCAAAAGCTGAGAATGTAGACGTAGAAGAATGCTGGAACGTAGTAAAGTTCTGTTTGGTTAATGGGTCAAGGATTATCGGTAAAGCATTAATAACAACAACAGTAGAGGATGGAGATTCGTTTGAAGCATCAGTACAATATAAGAACATCTGGGATAAATCAAATCCTAATGAGAAGCTGGAAAGTGGTAAAACCCAAAGTGGATTATGGCGTTATTTTAATCCTGCGTATATGGGCTATTATGGAGAAGACGATATTACTGGGGTTGCGTTTATAGATGAATACGGCTACTCTAGACAAGAGCTCGCCAAAGACTATATTCTAAGAAACAGACAGGGATTAGATGACAGACAGTTAGCCTCTGAGAAAAGAAAGCTACCATTAACTGTAGAAGAAGCATTCCAGACCGATTCTAGTCAATGCCACTTCAATGCAATCAATCTTAATAATCAGCTCACCTATTTGAGAGAATATGCACCAAAAGGTTTAGTCAATAGGGTGACTTTTTATAGGAGAGCAGATGGTACTGTAACCTGGCGGCCAGATCCAAAAGGAAAATTCCAGATGGTTTGGGATTTTAAAGACCAGACTAAATCTAATCAAAACATTCTAGAAGGCGGATTAAAGAAACCTAATAACACAGCATCTTTTGCAATTGGGGTCGATCCATTTGCTAGTACGATTATTACTGGCGAGCAAGGCTCAAATGGTGTAGCGTATGTGTACAGAAAACACGACCCTGAAGACCCAGAAGATAGCGGCTTATGCGTAGTAAGATATTCAGATAGACCTCCGTTAAAATCTATATTCCACGACAACATTATTATGCTGTGCGAATACTTTGGTTGCAAGGCCAACTACGAGAGTGATGTGGAGGATTATTATGAGTACTTTATTGGTAAGGGTTATAAAAACTATGTGATGTGGAGACCTAAATCTACCATTGATCCTAGCAGAAAAAATAAAAAGGTTAAATACGGTACACCATCTAAAGATCCATTTGCTCTCCAGAAGCATTTTGACACGGTCTACGACTATGTTGAGCTTCACTGTGATAAAATATACTTCGATGAGCTGATCGTTGATCTGATGGCTTATAAACACGCCAAAAGAACAAAGTATGACGACACTGTAGCATTCGGTATGAGCTTGCTTGCTGGGACAGAAAATGTGAAAGTGGAAACAAAAGAACAAAAGTTAGTATTTCTTAAACACGCTAAGCCTGTTAACCTCAATAGGTTTTAAAAAATCGCACAATTAAATTGACTAATTTTGTAAATAATTTATATTAGGATTAATGGCAGCAGCAGAAACTTATTACGGTTTTCCCAATCCGTTAGCAAACGACTCGGATAAGAACTCTCCAGAATACGGCTTAAAAGTAATGAAAAGCATCTATACCCAATGGTTAAACGGGTATGGAGGTGTAAGCCAAAAACAACGTCAAGTTAGATTTGACTACAACGTATCTTACGCAACTGGCCAGCAGCCAATGCAGGAGTTTTTGGACTATCTAGATATTAACGGACAGCAGCCATATTCTAACTTAGACTTTACTCCTCTACCTATTGCTATCCCGATTATTCAGCGTATTAAAGACAGATTTAATCAGCGTGTAGAAAAAATCAGATGTAACGCAATAGATCCAGTTAGTGTATCTAAGAAGAGTAAAGAGAAAGCTGATGCTCAATTCCGTATGGAATATAAGGATCAAATAGCTGCTCTCCAGCAAGCAACTGGAATGCAATTAGAGGATCCAGATGCCTTTACTCCAGAGGATTCAGAAGAAAACGAAGTATACTTTGGATTCAACTACAAGCAAAGAGAAGAGGTAATGATGGAGCAAGGCATTGACCTTGTTCTGTATGATAACGATATTCGTGAAATTAAAGACGATATTTTAGATGACTTGATCAACTTTGGTATCGGTGGAACTAAAACATACTTAGACGCTAACGGTAGGATCAGAATCAGAAAAGTAAATCCTTACAACTTGGTTCTTTCTTACAGCGAGCGCAATGACTTTAAAGATATTGAGTGGGTTGGTGAGGTAGTTTATATGAGCATTATGGATGTTCGTATGATGTACCCAGGAAAGGTATCAGAGCAAGAGTTGTTCAACTTAGCTAAAAATGCTACAGGTAAATACTCAAACCCTGCATCTTGGACATTTACTTGGAATTACCAATACTCAAATGCGTTCTCTAGACCATACGATGCGTTTAGAGTTCCAGTACTACAGCTCTCCTACAAAACCCTATACAATCTTAAATACGAGAAAAACCAAGACAGATTTGGTAAGACTCTATTAGATAGAACAGATAAGATTAAAGAAGGTAAGGAGTACGTACAATCTAAACCTTACTATGTAGAATACGAAGGTGCTTGGATCTGCGATACTAACCACCTTTTACATTGGGCTGTAGCTAAGAATATGTTGAAGCCTAATGACAACTTGCAAGAGTGCTTGTTGCCATTCTCGTTGTATATGTACAACAATAACAGGATGACTAACAAGCCTTTGATTGAGACGATGATTCCATCTATCAAACAAATGCAGTTAGCTCACCTACAAATCCAAAAGATCATTGCTCAAGCCGCACCAGATGGTTACATCGTAGATGTGGCAGGTATGAGTGATATAGATATAGGTAATGGTAAGGGGTTACTGCAACCTATGGAGTTGCTTCGAATTTACAAACAGACTGGTGTTGTATTCACTAAAGGACAAGTAGATGAGATGGAAGGCAATTCAAGACCTCCAATCACACCATTAAACGTACCATTCAGCGGTAAGCTTCAAGCATTTATCGAGTTATATAACTTTGAATTAGCTAAGCTAGAAAGAATGATTGGATCTAACGCCCTTGACCAGGGTATGATTTCAAACCAAGCTGTTGGTCGTGGAGTTCTTGAGGATGCTAGAAGCATTGGAGAAAGCTCTGTGAACTATATCTACAACTCTTACTTAAACATCTTAGAGAAAACTGCTAAGCTCTCCCAAATGAGATTATGGGATATTCTAGTATTCGGAGAAACTGGATACGAAGGATACAAATATGCACTGGGTACAGATAGAGTTGAGTATATTAAGTTGCAGGCAGAAGATGGTTTTGAGAAGACTAACTTTGACGTTAAAATCGAAGCCACTCTAGACGATAAAGAAAAAGCACAACTAGAAGCTAACATTCAACAAGCGTTAGCTCAACAAAGCATTGAACTAGAAGATGCTATACAAATCAGATTACTGGATAACCCTAAAGCCGCTAACTACTATTTAATCTCAGCTCAGAAGAAGAGACGCAGATTAAGAATGGAAGAGGCCCAGAAAAACAGCGAAATGCAAATGCAACAGGCTGTTCAAGCTGCTCAAGCAAAAGCTCAAGGAGAATTGCAATTAGAGCAGGCTAGAGCACAATTTAAGTTACAGCAAATGCAAGAAGAGCTGGAGAACCAGAAAGAATCTGAAACTCTTAAATACTACAACATCTTACGTGTTAAAACACTTGAGAAACTATTGGAACAAGGCCAGTCTATTGAGCAAATGCCTAGCTGGTTATTCGATGGTATCGAAGGTGTAGTTCAAACACAGAAGCAACTGCTCGCCGAAGAACTTCAGGACCAGCAGGAAAAGATGATGGCTGAACAACAGGCTATGTTAGCTCAACAGCAAATGATGGAACAGGGTGCTCAACAAATGGAAGGTGTTGAGATGGAGAATGAGGCTGGCGAAGAAGGTGCTGAGCAGGTAGCTATGGAGTCTTAAAACCGCATACTTATAATCATTAATTTTGCATAACAAGAAAGGAACACAAAATGGAAGTAAACAAGGCAGCGTCTTGGGAGGATGTGCTTGCTAATAATTTTAGCGCAGAAGCCCAAGAGCAAAAGGAAGAAGTTACTGAAACACAAGAAGCAGTAGCTACAGAGGAGCAAAGTGTAGAAGATACACAATCCTCAGAAGAAGTACAGGATCAACAGCAAGAAACTGTAGAGACTGAAACTCAAACAGAGACTCAACCAGAAACGCAGGTTGAAGCTCAGGAAGAGCAAGTGCAACAGCAGTTAGAAGAAATAGCTGTTGGTTTAGATTTGACAGAAGAAGATGAGAAGGCTCTATTTGAGTACCTGACCATCAAGAACACAGATTACAGTGAAGTATCTGATTTAGATATTATTACTGGCTATCTGGAAGCTGAACACCAGAATTGGGATGGCGAAGACATTCAGTTTGAGCTAGAGCAGAAGTACGGTTCAGCATTATTTCAGGATAAGGTAGACTTGAACGAAATTGATCAAGAGCTATATCCTGAAGAATATAAAGAGGCTGTTAAGCTCAATAAAGAGATTGACAGAGCTCAAAAACTCCTCAAAAGAGATGCGATGGAAAAGAGAGTTGAACTTGAGGAGATTAAAGCGAACATTCAATTACCAATTTCAGGAAAGATAAAACCTGAGAGCAATGTTAAACAGGAAGTAGAGAAGACTTCAGAGCCTGAGGGTCTAACTCAAGAGGAGATCGAAAGATACCAGAAAGAGTGGATTGCTGCGGTTGAGAAAGAAGTACCTACGCTTGACGAATTCAACTTTAAACTAGGAGACGAGGATGTGTCCTATAAAGTTACTGAAGACGAGAAAAAGCAGATGGTCGAAACAATGAAGAACTTCAATGCTGAAAGTTATTTAGTGCAGAGAGGCTGGGTTAACCAAGACGGCTCGCCAAATATCAAGAAGATTACCGAGGATGTGTATATTCTTGAGAACAACGAGAAGATGTTTAAGTCAGGCTGGACTCAAGCTAAAGAAAAAGCCAAGATGGATCTGATAGGTAAAGACCTAAAGAATATCGAGATTGGCTCACCTGGTAAGACATTTGACGCTAAAGGCGGAGATCCTTACGACTTTGGTAATTATGTGCTGAGTTTATAACAAATTATTAATTAACCTTAAAAAAAGAAAAAAATGGCTACTACTCCAAGTACCTTTACCTCCGCATCGGCAACCCGTGCGGGGACCCTCATCTCGGAGCTAAATATCGTTGTACCTCGTGCGTACAAAGAATTTATCGACAAATTCCAATTCGTTCCTTATGTAATGATGAACGAGCTTGCTGGTAACACTTTAGCTTCTGACAACAAATTGTTCTACTGGTATGAATCAAAAGGTCGTCAGATGTCATTCGTGACTTCTTCAACTACCGTTTCTGGTTCTGCTGGTGCAACTATCGTTGTTGTATTATCTGCTGGTGATTTATACTCTAGCAACTACAAATCTTTACCTGAAGTAGGTATGGTATTCTTCAACTCTCGTACTGGCGTTGAATCTATCGTTACTGCTGTATCTGGTAAAGGAACCAACTCTCAAACTATGACCATTAAGCCTGTTATCTTGGCTGATAATGCTTCAGTTCTTTCTGGTGACATCTTACAAGGTCGTGGTTTCAAATACGTAGGTGAAGCTTCTGATTACACTGCTACTCAAGTACAGACAATCGACAAGTACACTAACTACGTATCTCAAATCCGTATTGACTCTCGTTTCACCGACTTAAACTTAGCGGAAGCGATTGACTTCGAATATGATGGTCAACGTTACTA